TCAATACAAAAACTTTGAGTTACTACTCCCTAAAGATTTACTTTCAAGTATCCTATCTAATAAGGCAAAAACCTCACCTCTTGTCATATAATCATCAAAACGCTTTTCGTGTATTTTTATTCCTTTATCTAATAAACTTTCATAATGCACCTCTGCCCAATGCTTCTTATCCTCATAGATAACTCTTTTAAATTCTCCCCATCTGTCAGTACTTCTGAGAATATGAGGACAGTCTTTGCCGTTTGGGTATTTTGAGCTTTTCCAGTAATTATGCTGGACAACATCCTTTATAGATGGATTTTCAGCAATCAATTTTCTACAAAGCCATATTGTGTTTTCAAGGGTCTTTTCATAATCTCCATTCTCATTAACACACATCTCAATAGATATACTCTCTCTATTGCCTTTCCCACGAAGCCCGTCACCTGCATGCCAGCAGTTATAATCAATAGGCATATGCTGATATATGCTTGTACAATCAACAGTAAAATGCCAACATTTATTATCAGTATCTATGCTGTGCAGATACCTGTTATGTCTTTTAGCATCAGCTCCAATATTATAGCTTCCTGTTTCATGTATTGTTATATACTTTGGAAGCATTTTGTTGTATCTTTTGTCTATGAAATCTTGTATTATTTTTATTTTAATCACCTTCTTTTTTGTTTTGATTCAGTTATTGAATTTTAACCTATTAATATTAAGTAATAATCATATTAACTGATATGTCATCAAAAAAGTGTACCAAGTAGTTTGCTATAAATACCCTAATCTAATAATATAACTAGATAATTCATGTGAGTATCTGACCAAGATTGTCCATTAACAGTAACTCTAGCTACAACATTTGTTCCCCTTTTATTTTCTGGTATATCGATTTTTTCTTCAAATGTATTAACTACAAACCAATTATCACCTCCATCAAATGATATTTCTAATTTAAGCAATGAAGTTATAGGTATTTCTTCTCGTAAGACATATAATTGAGTTGGTGTAAAGTTTAAAATTTTGTTTTTAAAAGTATTTACAAACTTATGTCTAGGGCAAAGGTAAAAAGTTGCTTTTGAAGTATTAGAAATAACCGTATTGCTATATACACTAAATAAAGCATCACCTTGTTGTGGAGTAGAAACTATTTCAGTCAAATTATTATCAGAAATATCATATAACCTTGATCTATCATTTGTGGAAAATGATAATAAATCATAACCGCTAGAAATATCAGTAATAACATATCTTCCAAACTCAGGACTACCATTATAACTTCGTATAATACTTGAATCAATAACAGATAAAGTATTAAAATCTCTTAATTCAATATAATAACGATCATCTTGATAGTGATATTGAGTAACTACTTTATCACCTGCCTTGTTAGTTGCTAAAATACCCATCCATTCTAAATCGCTTGCTTCATCAAATTTTAAATATTTATGGATTTTTATATCACTAGAAGTAATATCAAGTGAAATAATCCAATATGTCCAGCCAGATAAACCATTAAACCTGGAAGAAACATAAGCCTTTGTAGCATCATAATTTATAAATACAGCATATTGATTAGAAAAAACATAACACTTAGATATATATACTATGGAAGAATTTAATAAATCTAGTTTATAATAATAAACATAATTACCATTATGGTCTCCAGCAATTATATTTACATTGGTCTGGGAATTTCTACTTATATCAATACAGGTAAATCTAACATCATTTATATCAATATTTTTAATATTAGTTACATTTAATTTATTTCTATCAAATTTATATGCAAATATTAAACTACTATTACTATTGCTATCCCAGCAAGTACCAATAATAGTATCTCCCGCACTCCACTTTATACAATCATGATCAAAAGAATATGACATATCAAAAGAAAATGTAGCTACTACAACACCATCAGAAACCCTAATAATATTTACAGTATTTTTATTACTACCTGATAACGAAACTATATATTCCCCATCCAATGATACATCATATCTCCCCGAATAAACTGAATGTTCATCACTTACCCATTGAGTAAAAGTGCCTATTGAACTAGCATTACTATTAACACCAATCCCACCATCTGATTCTGCAATAAATGAATCATTAAATAATCCTCCATAGGAATATTTCATGTTCTCCATATTTCGTAACGCATTAGATTGTAATTGCCAAATAGAACCTAAATTATTAGCTACAGTGTCAGTTATTGCATTAATCTCATCTTTTTGTTTCTGCACATTTGTATTTATATTATAAATAATCTGCTCTAGTTCAGTTATTTGTGTATATGATTCTGCAATTCTCTGTTGTATCTTATTTAATTCAGAAGCATCTCCCTTTCCATTCCAATTTTCCTTTTCTTCATCTGTAACAAATCTATGCTCACTATCTTCTATAATAATACTTGCTAAATGTTTCTCAGGATGCACATAATTATTTGCTTCTGGTTCTATATATTGAAGCTTATTTTTTTCTACATCTGTAAAATCATTCGCACTAAGCCCTTTACCCTCTACCTTATCCACTTTACTTGCCAAGATATCAACATTTCTTTTTATTTCTTCATCTATTACATCCATATTTGTATTAATATCATTAATGTTAACATTATCAGTAACATCAGGCTTTTTTAATTTGTAATTAATTGTTTCCTGCATTATATCACCTCTATATAGTTTTATATTCTTCCCATGTATTAACAAAGGCACTTTCCCATGTTAAGTCTGATACCATGTCCCATGTGTTGTAGGTGTACTCAAAGTCAAAGCCTAAATGTGCGGGTTTTATTTCTTCTATTGCTTTTTTTAAATCATCCATATTAGGTGGTATTCCTTTTATCCCAACAAATTTTATTATGAAATTATAGTTCTTATTATCCTCTGTAACTTCTACTTCTCCATTTGAATAACTTTCTGCAACGTTTTTGATAAGATTTATTGTTATTGTTCCTTTTCCTCTTAGCTTTGATTTTATTACGCTTCTTCTGTATTCTAAGTCTTTGCTGTTGTTTACTGGAATACCGAGGTCTTTTTCCCATCTTTCTAGTGTAAAATCTGCTGTTTCTATGAAAAATTGATTTAGCACACCTTCTAGATTAGCTTTGAAATCCTGTAATTCATTGTTTTCTGTATCAGCAATGCTTACCATTACATGAGAAGTTTTGTAGGAATTGGGCAGATAACTCATTAATCTATTAGCCAACTGTTACCGCCCCCAATACTGCGACTTCCTGCTCTGCTGTTATTATGTTTGATGTGCTGTTATTCACTGTTAAATTTGAATAATCCAATACACCAATACTTGCTAATATTAGACTTCCTATTTTTGCATAACTAACTTGATTTTCTGTAAATGCAAGTCCTTTTAAATACTCTGTGATACTGGTTTTTATATTTTTTATTACTTCATCTTGAGTGTAATTATTTGTGTCTATAGACAGTTTTACATTGATATTGATTAATACCTCTTTTGCACTCTCTACTGTAACTGATGCTCCTATTGGTCTGCTATCTTCTATATATTTAATTACTTCATCTATTAATTCTTGCTCTGCTCCTGTCTTGTTGCTGTCAATTATCACTACTTTTACTGTTCCATTGCCGTTCCAAAGCGGGAACACTTTTACATCTCCTACTCCTATTACCTCTTTTGCCCAATTTCTATAGTGTCGTTTGTTTCCACTTGTTGCTGGTGTTTGTACTTTGTCAAAGTATCTCTGCCTTAATTCTTCGTCAGTTTCTCCATCATATCCGTTTGTTACTTCATTTTCATTTATTACACTGCTTAGTCCTGATATTGTAATAGGAAAATATTTTATTGCTTCTCTTGGAACATTTCCTATGCTTCCGCTTTCTTCACACTCTACTGATACTTGTGCCTTTCCTGTTTCATCTATCACTAAGCTGTCAAGTATTATAAAGTTGACTGTATCACTTGCTACTTTATCTCCCTTATTAATTGCTGCTCCTTTTGTACCTGTTATTGTCACTGTTGTTGTCGCTTTTGTCGCTTGTTTTCTTGTTAATCCCTGCTCTAATACCTTTTTATCCAAATCACTACCTACTGCTGTAGCTGCAAAGCCTTTGTTTAATATTTCTTCTTGTTTTTTATATGCGTCTTCGAGTTCTATTGAAACAGGCATTAGTGCATCATAAAAAAAAGAGCCTCTGCTCTTATCAAATGTATCACTTATATTATTTAACATTCTATCTTGTATCTTTTCTCTACTGTTCATCCATACTCACCTCCTAAATTAAGCTTTAAAGAGTCATATTGCTTGTAAAACTATTTCCATCAGCTAAATTTACCTTAAAAGATACTATCAGCCTTGGATTTCTTTTTACTATTTTAAAATTTGACAGTGACTGTATCATTGGATTTTTGGTAAGTGCTTCTGTTATCTCTCTTTTCAGCTCAGCTTCTATAAACGCCTGCGGAAAATTATTACCTATGATTAAATCCTCCAATACTACTCCATACTCATTTTTATCGTTTCTTTCATATACCTTGTATCTGTATTTTTCTGTTCTAAGTATTTTCTCTACCCATACTTTTAGTGCCTGTACTCCACTTATTTCAACAAGTCTTCCGTCTTTTATGACAAAATCACCTTTATCAAAGTCAAATAAAAAAGATTTCCCTGAATCATTGAAATCTTCTTCTACAGCTGTCTTAAACTCAAGCTCTGCTATTTTGGGCAGCATTAGATATTCACCACCTTATCTATTACATAATATTTCTGTTCATCTGTGGTAGGAATGAGCATCACTTGATCTCCTATCTTTAATGTATCTGTAAATTTTATTTTTCCTTTACTACACTCTGCATCTACACTCTCGATTTCAAATTCTCTTTCATAATCCTTTGAAATATGTGCTGACAATACAAGATGCTCTTTTGTAAGTATTATTTTTTCGCCTAAAGATACTTTTATTTCAGGAGGAGGATTAATAACTTTACCTAGCTGAGGACCTAAATACGGTTTATTATCTCTTTCTTTAAAAAGTTTTGCAAGTTCGCTTATTCCTTCCATTATTTCACCCCTAATCCTACCTGCATACGATGTATGCCGTTTGTTAATGTATGGTTAACATCTTTAATCAAATATTGACCACTCATACCTGTTATTGGTTCTCTTATCTCTATTAGCCTTCCTGCTCTTACGCTGTCATTTCCTATCATTTCTACAGAGTTTTCTTCCATCACTTTACCTAAATCCTTTAACATTTTTTCAGCAAGGTTTTTTGCTTTTGCAGTATCTTTATGTTCTGTAAGCATTACATCTTGGAGTAATCCATACTTATCTATTAACTTCTGGTCTCTTTGTTCTATTACTTTGTTATTAGTATCTATTACTTTTATGCTATTTTTCATATTCTCTATAGTTTGCTTCCTGCTTGGATTAGATATAGAGCTTGTTACATCATAATCCTGTATATTCTGTGCTAATTTAAATGTTGCTTTTATAACTAAATCCTCTTGATTTTCTATAAAAAGCTTACCCTGTCTCATTTCCATCCTGTATTTAATCCCTTTTTCTTTCTCTGCTGTGCTTATTATATCTCTGATAATATCACTTACTAATTTATTGTTGTATATTTTGTTAATTACAGTGCTTATAGGTGCTATTTTCCCTATAGGAATTTTAAAGTCATTTAATATCGTTTCTATAGCCTTTTTTGCAGATGTTTTGTTAAATTGATATACTTCCTTGCTCTTATTTAAGTAAATTGCATAGTCAAAACAGGTATAGCTTACAACATTTCTACCACTATTTTGTTTTGAGATAACTATTCCTCTGAATATCTCTTCTTCATTTTTTATTATAACTACACTTCCAAGCTCTACAGGAATGCTTGGAAAATATCTGCTGTCATTAAATGCTATTTCAAAATCTAGTTGATTTCCTAGTTCATTTATATTGCTTCTCCATTTAATACTTCTTACTAAGGGAGTAATATCAGTTTGTATGCCATTAGTAATGCAGTAAAACTTGTGCATAAGCTATACCCCCTTCTGTTTGAGCTTTATAAATTTGAATTCACTTAATGTCAGCGTATAATATATGTCCCCCGAACCATCCTGCATACCGTATTCAAAGCTTTCTATGGCACAAGCCATATTTATAGAAGAATCTGTTATAGTTAATCTTATAGGCACTCTCCTAAGCTTCCAATTTTCAATAATATCTACATACTGCCAGCCTTTATATTCATTATCTCTCAAAAAGGCATATTCCTTACTTGGAAAGAAAGATTGTATAGTTATGCTGTCTAGTGCTTCCATACCTATTAATTTTATTTCTCCCTGAGAGATAGTATCATAAGTCTCGTTTTTCATAGCTGAATTAATTTTAAACTCAGTTGGAAGGACAGGCAGCTTTATCACTTGTTCTCTATTGTTTATTGATAAAAATATGTCCATTACCTAACCCTCCTATGCATAAACATTTTCCATTGTTGTTTGTATTCTTGAAGCAAGTTGATTTGCAATTTCATCAACTGATAGACTGCTTCCGCTTATATTTATTGTAAAGTTGTTTTTGTTTGAATTGTGATTGCTTGTTCCTTGATTTTTATAATTAGGTTTAATGTTAAATGATCTATTATTATATAGGTTATTATATAGGTCAATTGTGCCATTCTTTATTTCTGATTGAATAAAATTAGATGGATGATTTAAATTTGGGTTAATTCTTTTTATATTAGGAAAACTCAATTTTTTATTATTTCTATAGCCAATCACTGGACTTATGGACTTACCCATTCTTTTTATTCCATCTACTGTTTTATTGAATGTTTTACTTAAAAAACTACCTGCTTTTTTAAGACTAGTCGTTGTACTCTTCACTATTTCTTGAGATTTATTTTCTAGAAACTTGTAGCCTTTTACTACTTCGCCGCCCACAAACTTCAAACCATTATTAGCTTTATTAATTACTGCCTTACCAATATCTGTGGACTTAATCATGTCATACGCTAATGACCCAGCAAAATTTAGTGTTGATGTAATTTGAGAAACCCCAGGTATAAAATCTCCAACTATATCAATTCCAGCTAATGCTTTTTTAAAAATACTATCATCATATTTTAATGTATAAAGATTAGCTGCTAACCCTAATGGTGAAAAAGCTTTTGAAAAGTTGGCTAAACTTTTCTTACCAAAGTTCTTTAATGGTTTAAGCAAATTACCAGCCTTTTTAGCAATTGGTGATTTAGCTATTTTATTTATTAAGCCTTTATTAGCAAACATCTTGCTGCCAAACCATTTAAAAGGTTTTGCAGCAAATCCTTTTAAACTATTAGCTTTATTTTTTATTAAGTCCTTTGATTTTTTAATCATTTTGAATATTGAAGAATCTGTACCTTTTCTTAATCTGGCAAGCTTACCTTTTCCTTTATTTGAAATAACATCATAATGTTCTTGTAGTTTATAGTTTATTGACTTATTAAGCCAATTAGCATCTTTATTAAAGTCTTTATTAAGTATATTTCCTACAAACTTCATACTTTTCTCAGCTGCATTACCTAATTTTTTTGCAAATGATTGTGCACTTTTGTTCTTAACTAAATTCAAATTTATTGCTTTTCCAAAAAAATAATTTGGTATTTTGGTTCTTCTAGTAATATGTGTATACAAATCATTATATACTCCTCCTACTTTTTCCACTAAACTCTTGTCTTCATCTGCAATTGCTGTATCATTTTTTATAGCCTCAACCTTCTCAGCATCAGCCAATATTTCTTCAAATTTTCTGTTCATTAATTATCACCACCTTCATCAGATACCCATAAACAGAAATAGGGACAAAACCAATGCTTTAAGCATTTTAGTTAAGTCCCCATTTTATATCATTACTCTGAAAGCTCAGCTTTCATCATTTTTTCTCTATCCTTCAACTCTTGTTCATAAAATGCCATTATTAATAAAAGTTCTCCTTTTGGCATGTTATACAGTACAGACGGTCTTATTCCTTTTGTGTTCCAGTAGTAATACATCATCTGGGTTAACCCATCTGTACTTAAGAGTTTTTTACTTCTTCGACTGCTCCTCCATCAAAGCCGCTTAAGTCACCTATTATGTTATAAAGAGTAATTATCTCTCCCGGAAGTAGTATCTTTCTGATTAAATCTTTAGGGCTGTATACTTCAAATTTATCCATAAGTTCTTTTGATTTAAGATTTGGTTCTTTAACACCTTCTATGGATGTTAATAGCTGTAATTCTGTAATATTTATATTCTCCATATCATCATTCATACACATCTCTTGTATTTCTTCCATCTTAATAGGTGTTAATGCTTCTACCTTAAAAATAACTTTTTCCCCTATCAGCTCTGATAATCTCTTCATTTCCACTTCTTTACTAGGCTTTTTTAGTTTGCTTTCATCTAACTGTAATAATAAATCCAAAGTATTCATTTATACCCCTCCTATTCCGGTTTAATTAAATCAATAAAATCATAATCAGTAAAAGTAAATGGACATTCTACCTTGCCTAATGCTTTCATCTCAAAATTCATGACAGTAAGGTCATCAAAGCTTACACCTTTTAGTACAACTCTTTCAGCTTGTGCATCAATAGTATCAGGATCAGCTAACTTAGCAAGTATAGTACATCTTACATCTTTTCCTTTTTTGATGTTATCGCCCAATATTTTTGCCATTCTTGAGTTTACTTTATGAAGCTTTATAGTTCCTTTCCCTTCCCAGCCTGTTATCTTTGTATCTTTAGCTAATACTCCACACATATTTACGTCTTCTTTTTTTAGGACTATCTTAGCTTCAAGACCTGTTAATTCACTAACTTTGTCGCCATCTAACCAAATTTCTCCCCATGTACCGTTTATTACTCTATTTCCACTTAGTCTATTCATAATCACTACCTCCTACATAAATATTTCCATAGTTAAATCTTCCATAGCATCCAGGAATTTAACTTTAGCACTTGCAAAAACTTTACTGCCAGTGTTATATTCTTTTATTTCCTGCTCTTTCAAAGCATCTACATCTACTCCACAAGCCATTAAATATGTTTTTTGAGCTTGTACATCTATTACTGCTTTATTATCAAAAGCTTCGTCTAAAACTTCAAGTTTTTCTAAAGCTTCAAAGTATGCATTCACTGCTGATAAGAATAATATTTTATGATCATAAGTGTTTGTTATTTTACCAACATATGAACCATCAAAAGTATCTCTAATATCATCTTTAACTAAATCAACTGCATCTACTATTTTGATTTTCTTAAATTCTTCTCCTTTAGATCCTGCTAAAGTTGTAAGAGAGTTAACTCCTCTACCTATTTTGATTTTAGTTCCATCATTTATTAATATTAATTTTCCACTATCTATTTCAGCATTTGGATCAGATGACTCATCAATTTTATCTACTTCACTTAACTCATAATAAGTGGCACTGCGTGTAAATGGTAATCCTGCTAATATTCCTGCTATTCTTCCTGTATATTGACTTGCAGTATATGTTGTATCTGTAGCTCCTACGTATATATTGCTTGCACAGAAGTTAATTATGCCTTCATTGTCAGCTTCTGCATTTGGAAGTACTGCTTTGAAAGTTTTTTTGTTAACTTCCCTTTCATTCTTAATCCATGTTACAATTTCCTGAACCTCAGCATCTTTAATTTCAGGTATTGCAAGATAGTTCCATTTCTTATTTTTAAGTCTCAATAGTCCATTAGAATAATCTGTATCAGCTACCGCAATTCTTTCTACTATAACTTTGTTTGGAATACCCATAAATGTATTTTCTATATAATCTATATTTTCAGGTGTCCAATCACTTTCTATAATTTGATCTATAGATTTATATTCTCTTGTTTCAAAATCTTGATTAGTATCATCCTTTAAAATCAATGCTACTATCCCTTTTGCACTTCGCTCAATTAATGATGTTCCTTTTGTCTTAAAATTAATCTGTATATCTGGTAAACCCATTATATTTCCTCCTTCAACTGTAATTCTTTTATTTCTAATTCCTTCATTAGTTCATATTCTTCAGATGGTTTTAGATTATCTATTAAATCTAAATTAAAAGAATATCTTAGAATATTATCTTTTACAATGGTTCTTGCAGTACGAATATTAAATACTCTGTCTTCCACAGCTAAAACAGAATCAAATGTTTCATACAGTTTGTCTATCATATCTATGTTTTCATCATTTGTTCCATTTACAGAGTGAAATTTGATACTTATGTTTATATTCTTTCTTCGTTGATACCTGCTTTCCACATTCATATAAATTGGATTTAATTGTACCAATAAAGCTGGTTTATTTATATCAGTTCCTGGATCTTCTCCATAAATATTATGCTCTGGAAAACTTGTAGTAAGTTTGTATATTACAGCATTTTTTATTGCTATTAGCTTCAA